ATCTTTGAGATATTCATCTTTAACATCTGTTCGAGACATTGCCAAAGCAATAGCACGTTTGATCTTATCATCTTGGAAGTTCTCAATACTTCCATCCCGTTTCTGTACTTGCATTAAATCACCATTTTGCATTGTTAGGAATCAGTTGTCGATGTTGAATAAAACCACAAAAGTTACCAGACCATACGTTACAAGTATTATTAATATCCGTATCTAGCTTGACGTGCGTGATACCATCTAGCAAGTCCCAACTACTCCCATCATAATCCAGAGAATCACGACCTCTCATAGGTGTAGCTTGGTGTTCAAAAGGGCTAGCATGTACAGGTGTACTCTCAACCAACGTTTCATAAATCTTTAAAGCTTTCTTTAAGCTAGTATCAGACTTCCTAAAACTTACTTGGGCACAACAACTGGCAGACACTTTAAGCGCATCTTCAAGGCTTAGAATAATATCCCCGTCATGTCCATCGTCAATGTAATAAAGAAGCTCGTCAGAACCACCTTGCATGTGACCTACATAAGGCGTGTGCCATTCACCAGGAGAAAGTGTAAAGGGTTCAGACATCTCACGCGCTTCGTGCATACAATCTGAAAGCTCTTTAATCTCCGGTTGAGCATCTTCATGAGAGCGTAGCCAGAAGAAGTTTTCAAACTCTGTAGCTGTACAGACAACCTTCATAAACTGGAAGGGTTCATTGATGCGGTTGATAATCTGTTTGTGCAAGCCCAGGTCTTCAGACATAAACTCGCACATCTCACCAACTCCATCGGCAATATCTTTCCAGTAAGATAAACAGTCTTCGGGGTCTTCGTGTTCCTCCGTAGATTGCATCCCTGGTTTGTTTAAACCCCAATAAATAGGGGCTGCTGGGTTGTTGCTTACTTGTTCTACAGTCTTCTCAATAGGGATTGCACGACTACTGGCAGCGTTCCTTGATAGCAGGCGGTGAGTCATAAATTCAGAATGAATGAAGCGTGGATACTCCAACTCATAAGTAGTAATACGTTTCCCTGTAACACTTGAAACACTGTCTGCAATAATAGTAGCAGAGATACCGCCCTTACCTTCCAATTTAATCATCTGCGTACTCCATCTCTAGGATCAAATTCAAGTAGTGTATTGCTTTCTCAATATCTTCCTTTCCATTCTTACTTCTATGTCGAGTAACGTACTTGATAACATTACCTTCTAAGTAAGGCACCTTGTTAGCATGAATATACTCGATAGGCTGAATAGCGAGTAATTTATAGTGGCCCCCTCCTACTTGAACATCCGTAGCTTTACTCATAATCTTCTCCAGAAATATACAATCCACTGACCAGTTTACGAAGTTGCTGTTCGGGGTCTACAAAGCCCACGCCTTTAAGAATCTTATATGAACTTGTCCCATTAGTTTTAGCGCCAAAAACTACGTAGCCGTCACCCTGTACTTTGTATCCAACATTACGATAACTCTCGTTTCCGCTGTATTTCTCCACTGAACTCTCAGCTTCTTCCTTACTCACAGGGAACTTGCTCAAATTACTGTTTGCGACAACTTCAAAGGCTTCATCAATCTGACAAGCATCCAAGCCCATTCGATACAAAATACCAATGGCGGTTACCACTGAATCAACACAACCATCAACAATCTCAGCAGCTACCTTAGAAGTTTTTGTAGCGGATAACTCCCAGCTTTCGGCAATATCATCTAGCAAGAAAACAGCATCCTCAATCTCCTTAGCTTCTTCAGCGAAGATTCCCAACGCATCCATCATATTCTCAGGAGAGAAGCCGACGGGTGTCCCTCCTAGCTCGTTGAAGCGTACTGTCTTGTGGACAATGCTGTTCATTTAACTCTCCGTTTAAGTAGATACATTGTAGGGTAATTCTACACACTATGTCAATAAAAAAGCTGCACTAGCTTTCTTCAATGTACTTGATAGCGCCCCTGAGAATATCAGCATTTTCTTTTGAGAACCCCAGCACAGAGTTACAAGCATTGCAACAGGCACTCCTCAGGACACCAGTGGTGTTATCATGCTCCATTACCAATGTACCAACGTCGTCTTGATGCCCCTTGCAAATGGCACAGCGGTAGTCCTGACCTTGCAAGATAGATTGGTAGACTCGTCGTGTGATTTTATATCTACGTCTGAGGTCAGAGTTATGCTTCTTCTCACATGCGTAAGCCATTAATTCATAATCTCCAGTTGTTTAACCAGGGTTTCACTAGAGTCTACCTCATCTAAGTCCCCACGTTTCTTACAAAGCCAGCGATAGCCGTGTTTAGTAGCCCACTCACCATGAGATTGTTTAGTTCCATCCTTACGCTTCTTAGCAAATGGAAAAGGTGTTTTACTATTCTCGAAGAGAAAGAAGAACTCAATGGATTCACAATTACTGTCTTTGAATACATACCAGTCTTCTAATGCGTCCCTTGTGAAATGGTAACGTCTACCATCTGCACTATCTCTCAGGCGACCCTTTGCCTCAACTACGAACATCTTTTTACCGTGTACAAACATAAAGTCGAAATGGTAATCGTGAGGCACGTTGTAAGGGATCAACTGACCCTTCTCGGGGTGGTGTTGAGCTTCCTTAAGAGGTCCGTTTGCAAGGTCATACTCAAGCCATGAATCAAAACCTTTGGGTAGTTTAGTATCCCTCTTTGGAAAGTAACGTTTTCGTTTAGCCAATTAAACCCCCGGTACTTTGTAGAACCTGTCTTTCTCTTTTAATATCCAGGCAAGATGCATATTCTCAAGGAACAAACCTTCAGGGTCTTTTTCCATTTGCTTGTCATCCCAAGATTTATACTTGTGCAGACTGCCAAAATACTTTCGATATGCCTCTACACCAGCTTCATACATCTCTCGTTCGGTAGTGCAATTAGCGAATATCTTCTCAGCCTTTTTCATGCCTACATTAGGGATACCATGAAAGCCATCGACCGAGTCTCCGGCTACAGCTTGACAGTATACAAAATTCAAAGCTTCTTCCTGGGTTGTGTAGATAAACTGATTAGCTTTAAAGTCATAATGCCAGCCACAGGTTCCTTTCTTTACGTCCTTGTCACATCCCAAGTGAACGGCTAACTTCCCCTTCTTTGTAGAGGCAACTAATCCTACACTGACCAGATCATCGCCCTCTAGCCCATCAACTACTTTTGCCGCATATTTACTCTTTAAGTGGCTGACAACACTTTCAATCCAAACTGGCTTTGCAACATTAACCCTGTTATGTCCGTACTGGTAAAGAGTCGCTATCTTATCTCGAAAGTTATTCTTGCCCGAAAGATAAAACACATACTCCTTGCACGGACAACTCTTCTTCAATGACTTGATAAGTTGATCACAAGCATCAATAGCGTCTTGTTCCTCACCTACTATAACTTCAGACTCACGTCGGTATTTTGTGATGTCTATACCGAGGAAATCTTCAAGCTCTTCTAAATGGCTTTTGCAATCCGAAGCATTTGGAAAAGTATCTACATGTTCTCCGGCAGCGTCGTAAAGATGATAGACCGTCTTTTGTGCAGCGAAGCCGCATTGATATTTAAGGATATCACTGTCTACATAGCCTATATCAAAAGGAAGCGGAACATCGTCCCTTTCTATTTGCATAAGAACCCTTCTCCAAAAAAGAAGGGGCTTTAAACAGCCCCTTCATACTAATGTGTAGAACTATCTATCAATACTCATCGTCGTCTTCGACTTCAAAAGGGGGTTCTTCAGCACCCTCTTCCTCTTCATCAGCACTCTGTTCACTGTCTTCATGACCTTTGATGTCCCGTTCCAGAACAGCACCTAGGAACTCTTCCTCATCTGCATCACCACCACTAAGCTCATACTCGATAAGGTTTGTCAGCTTAATCATATTGAGATATGAAAAGGTGCCGAAATCATTCTGAGCCACACGAAGAAGAACGTCACCAGTCGAGCCATTACCAACGAGCTTGTCATATGTAATGTCAACAGGCTTGCCGTCTACCATTTCTACAGCACGAGGACGGAGCTTTGAATCAGGCCCAATATCGTTGCCGTCACGGTCCTGGGCAGAGTGCTTAACCTTAATCACGAAGAACTTCTTAGCCTTGGGGTCAGGAAGGTCTTTCTCATCTTCGATCTTGTAGCGCTTCATGAAGTCAGCTTTAGTGACTTTCTTCGAAGACTGCATGGTGAAGACTGCATCATATTCGTCAGCAGTATC